TGCATAGCGGTGCGCCACATATGGAGTCAGCTAAGCAAGAAAGAAAAAACCTTATGGACGATAATCCAGTAACAAGAACTGCTGCAGGAGATAGACCATGGATAGCTAAACATTATAAATCAGGTATGAACTATGGTACACCTATGAACAGTGAGCATAGCCCTATGGAAAAACATAGTAAAGCTCAAGAAAAAGGATTAAATCCAGGTTTAGTTTCAGCTATACATTTACATGATGAATTTACTAAAAAAAATAATATCAAGCACAAATAACAGTAGAGAGCTGTATAAAACTCAACAAACATTAACATTAACATTTAACATTTAACATTATGGCAAATTACATTAAAATTAAAGCTGCAGACATTAATGTCGCTAATCAGCTTTCAGACGTAATACTTTCAGACGTTACAGCTGTTTATCAAGGATTAGCAAACGGAGACGGTGATGCTGACAAGTGGACAGTTTATGCTGGAGGTAAAAGTTATTTATTTACTACTACAGCCAAAGGTAAAGAGTGGGCAAACCAATTCATTTTTGCAGCTACTGCAAATCCAGGAGGACCTTTAGCAATTGTACAAAATAGTACAGGTGTAAAAATAACTGATATTGTTGTAGCATAATTATGCAACCTAAAGGATTAGGTGATACAATTGAAAACTTCACCAAAGCTACCGGGATTAAAAAATTAGCTGATGCTATACCCGGTGGCTGCGGATGCGGTAAACGCAGAGATGCGTTAAATAAAATATTTCCTTATAAAAAATAATTATGGCTTTTAAATTAACAAACCCTCCATATAAAATCGACAATACTCCAGTATATCATGTAGATATGGAAGCAGGTGTTATGGGCAAAGCTAATAACAATGGAACTATCATTTTAAATAAAGATTTAAAACCTCACCAAATACCAGAGGTTATAGCGCATGAAAGAGTACATATAGATCAAATGCGTAGAGGCGATCTTGATTATGATGATGATTATGTATATTGGAAAGGTAAAAAATACTCAAGAGCTCAAATGAAAGAAGGAGCTAAAAATTTACCTTGGGAAGCAGAAGCATATAGAAAAGCATGAGTAAAAAATTTAAAGATACAACTGTTGGTCAAATATTGTTTGGTGCAGCATCAGCAATAAACCCTACATTAGGTAGTGTATTGCAAGGTGTAACATCTCCAAAAGAAGCTATCGCAGCTATTACTAAATCAGATGCGCCAGCTGAAGATAAAGTAAAATTACAACAATTAATATACGATCAACAAACAAAAGAAATTGAAGCTATCACATCAAGATGGCAAGCAGACTCCATGAGTGATTCATGGATGTCAAAAAACGTACGACCATTAGTTTTAATATGGTGTATATGTATATTTTCATTAGCTGGAATATTAGACAGTGTTGAAACTATACCGTTTCACATAAATGAACTATGGAACGATACATTTGAAAAAGTAATGATGGCAGTAGTCTTAGCCTATTTTGGCGGACGTACGACGGAAAAGGCAAGTAATATATTTAAGAACAATAAAAATTAAAATGAATAATATGTCACAAAATCAACCAAAAAGAGCAATAGCGGTAATTCCAAGTGATACAATAAATATTCCTCAACCTGGTGCTTATTTAAGTGGTGCTAGTAGTACTAATGGTACATCACTAACAACAGCTGGCGCTAAGTTTATAGATGGTGATTCTACTATTGGCAGAAACAATTTTGTGACTGCTGGTGATGTTGTTATATCTGGAACAGAAATAGCACAAGTAGTAAAAGTAGATAGTAATACTGTTTTAACTTTAGCAGCGCCTGGTATAACTGCGGCTGCGCCAAACGATTATAAAATATACAGAAGTAATGGTGGTGCTGTAAATGCAACTCAAGGTACTGATGGTTATAGTTTGTTTGTTGGAGGCGCTGGTGATGTAGCAGTTGTAACAGTGGGTGGTGATGAAATAGTTATGAAAAACGTTGGTAACGCTTCATTTATACCTCAACAAGTAATTAGAGTAAAAGCAGCTGGAACAACAGCGTCTGACATTATAGCACTAGATTAACATGTCTTCAATATTAGCTAATGCAAATGCGGTACTAGCTTTACCAGTAGATCCAGGTACAGGTAGTTCTCCTAGTATAGATAAAATAATTGGAGAAAACGGTATAGACTTCTTAATAGCCGAGAATACAACTCCTTCACTAAAATTCATGGTAAAAAATCCATAACAAATGGCAAATATAAAATTCTCACAATTTACAGTCGGTAACACAGAATCAGATATAGACTTTGTAGTAGGTTACAAAGGAGCTAATAATATTCAAATATCCCCAGCTAATTTATTGTCAGCAACGTTATCAGGTTATTTACCACTTACTGGTGGTACAATGAGTGGTAATATAGTTTTTACAGATAATGTGCAAGCGCAGTTTGGAACTGGTAATGATTTAAGATTAGTTCATAATGGTTCTGATAGTTATATTCAACAAACAGGCGTTGGAGATTTAATTTTACAACAAACGGTTACTAACGCAGATATATCTTTTCAAGCAGATAATGGTAGTGGAGGTATAACTGAATATTTTAAGTTACAAGGCTCTAATGAAAGATTAGTAGTAGCTGCTCCTAATGGCATGAAATTTAATGATAGTATACAAGCCAAGTTTGGTAATGGTAGTGATTTACAAATATATCACGATGGCACAAATAGTGTTATAAATAATGTCACTGGTAATCTGCAAATTTATAATAACGCTAATGACGGAGATATACAGTTTATATCTGATGACGGATCAGGCGGCACTACTGAATATTTTAGAGTTGACGGTGGGCAAGAAAAAACATTATTTAGTAAAAACACAGAGCATCAAAATGGTATAAGAGCACAGTTTGGAAATGCTGGTAATTTTAGTATTCTTCATGATGGATCAAATGCTTTTTTAATAAATGATACAGGAAATTTAACTATACAACAAAATGTTGATGATCTTGATATTATATTTAAATGTGATAATGGAGCAGGTAGCGTAACTCCTTACATAACTTTAGATGGTGATAATGTAAGAACTCAGATAGATAGAGAAATGCGTTTTATGGATACTATTCCTGCTAAGTTTGGAACTGGTGGTGATTTACAAATATATCACGATGCAACAGATTCAATTATGAAGAACACAGTTGGAAATTTATATATATCAAACAGCGCTGATGATAAAGATATAATATTCCAAAGTGATGACGGTAGTGGTGGTTTAGATACATATTTTAGTATTGTTGGTGCTGGTAATAGAGTTCAATATAATAAAAACTTAAGATTTATTGACAACGTTGTTTTATCTTTTGGTTCAGATGATGATTTACAAATACAACATAATTCAGGTGCTTCTTTAAATCAAATAGATAATATTAATGGTGATTTTTATATTCAACAAAACGCTGATGACAAAGATATTATATTTAGAAATGATAATGGTAGCGGCGGATTAATGACTTATTTAACTATTGATGGCGGCGCTGGACTTGTAAACTTACCAGATAATATACCTTTATCATTTGGAACAGGAAATGATTTAAGGTTACAACATAACGGAACAGATAACTTTATAGACAGTTACATTGGTCATTTAAATATAAGAAACCACAACGTTGATAAAGATATTATTTTTCAAGCTGATGATGGTAGTGGTGGTTTGACTGAATATTTTAGAGTCGATGGTGGCGATGAAATAGTACTTTTTTCTAAACCTATTGTAACAAATCAATATATAAGGTTGAATGATAATTTACAATTAAGACTTGGTACAGGTAGTGATTTAAGATTATCTCACGATGGTTTTGACAGTTATATTCAAAATGTTAACGGTTCAGATTTATATATACAAAATACTGTAGACGATAAAGACATTATTTTTCGATGTGACGATGGTTCAGGTGGTATTACTACATATTTTAAATTAGATGGTAGTTTTGCATCAGCAGGAACTGTATATACTTCATTTCCTGATAATTCTAGAGCAACTTTTGGAAATAATTTTGAGTTGAATATATATCACGATGGTAGTAATTCTCTTATAGTTAATTCGAATGGTGAATTATTAATAAGAGATAATGATACTATTAGATTACAAAAAAATAATGGTGAAAATATGCTGAGAGCTATTACAGATGGTGCAGTAGAACTCTATCACAATAACGTTAAAAAATTAGAAACCACAAGCGCAGGTATTAAAATTTCAGGCGTATCAGAATACGCGGATAACACAGCGGCTATTGCAGGAGGATTAACAACAGGAGATGTTTACAGAACAGGAGATTTATTAAAAATAGTACACTAATGGCAAATATAAAGTTTTCACAATTTACACAAAAAACAACGCTAGGAACAGTAGATTTTTTAGTAGGATATACTGGTGCACAAAATATACAAATAGATCCTGTTGACTTATTATCTGCTTATCCAACTGGCAGTGGCGGTACGGGAAGAATTGCTTTTTGGGAACCTAGTAATAATCTTTCAAGTGATTATTTATTTAAATGGGATAATTCTAGTAATAGATTAGGTATTGGAGTTGAAACTCCTACTGCAACATTACATGTAGTAACAGCAGATGATACAATAGCTAAATTTGTATCAAGTGATAATAAAGCTGCAATTTCTATAAGCGACGATGATACAACAGGTTATTTTTCAGCTGAAAATGGAAGAATTGGTTTTGGGCCAGGTTTAGGAGCAAGTTCATCTAATATATCAATACAAACTTCTAATAGTAACGTAGGTATAGGTACTGTTAGCCCAATGGCTAAATTACATGTATACGGAACACTTATTGCAACTGGTATATCACAACTTGGATCTGGTGGTTCTAATGTATTATTAACATCTTCTAGCGGAGGAAATGTAGGTATTGGTACTAGTAGTCCTGCAGAAAAATTGCATGTTGAAGGCGGTAATAGTTATACACCAATTAGATTTGACGGCAATGGAAATTATTCAGGTTATCTTTACAATGACGGTGGTGGTATTGGAATTAAAGACAGCTCTGGTACTAATATTGGTAATTTAATTTATCTACACACTGCTGGCAATAATATGAGATTATACACTAGTGGTTCTGAAAGAATACGCATTGATTCATCTGGTAACGTAGGTATTGGAACAAGTAGTCCTACTGCTAAATTACATATACAGTCTTCTGACAATGCAGCAACAGCTAATCTTGTATATCTAGAAAACATAGGTTCAGGCGGCAGTGAAGGAGTTTCTATTAAATTTAATCCAATGTTTAATGCAGAATCAATGATTGCATCTAACAGAGAAGGAGCATTAGCAAATGCATGTAATTTAACTTTTCATACTTATAGCAATACTACTAATGAAGCTATGCGTATTACTTCTGCAGGCAACGTAGGTATTGGAACTACGACGCCATCAGGAATATTTGAAGTATTTGAACAAGGTGCTGGAAGAACAACAGGAGATTTATTGGTTGATGCAACCTCTAATTACGTATATGTAGGAAGACTTAGTACTACTTCAGGAGATGTATCTAGTTTTAAAGTAAGAGACAGGCTCAATAGAGCTTATCTTGATGTAAACACTGCTTCAAAATATATATCATTTAGTCCAGAAACAGGTAATATAACAATGACGCTCGCGTCAGGTTACGGACTTGGTGTTGGTACTACTAGTCCAAATGCTAGATTAAATGTTATAAGTGCAGATGAAACAGTTGCTAGATTTGAAAGAAGCAGCGGTTCTGGTTTTGCTGCTATAGATATTAAAGATTCAGTAGGAACTAGTGGCAATTCAGCCATTAGATTTTCCGATACTACAGCAACTTCGGGTGAAATTAATTATGAACACGCTGATGATAGTTTAAGAATAAGCACTAGCTCTAGTGAAAAAATGCGTATTACTAGTGCTGGCAACGTAGGTATTGGAACTACCAGTCCTAGCGCAAAGCTTACAGTTGCTAGTGGTGATGTTGAAGTTACTTTAAATACTAAAGGTATAATATTAAAATCACCTGACGGAACAAGATATAGAATAACAGTAGCAAATGGAGGCGCTTTAACGTCTACCGCAATATAGTAAAAACACAATAATAAGTGTAACTATTTAATAAAGAAACATATTAATTAATTAAATTAAATCAAAATGGCAAAAATTAAAGACGAACAATTAAAAAAAGTAACAGAACAACAACAAGCTTTAACTAATTTATTAGCTAGAATTGGTGTTCTAGAAATTGAAAAACTTAACCTTTCTGGTGAGATTAAAAAACTAGAAGGTGAAGTTGAACAAACTAAAAAAGAACTAGAAGAAGAGTACGGTAAAGTTAGTATTAATCTAGCTGATGGTACATACGAGAAGATCGAGGATAAAAAAGATGCATAACATCAGAAAAATCAGTATTGGAACTGATTATAAAAATGATGCAATGCATTATGCGGTAGGCCAACAAGTTTATGGTGGTCATGAAATATCGCATATTTTATTTGAAGATTCTGATAGTTCTTATAACATTTATATAAAGAAAAACGACGAAGTATTGCCATGGAAGAAGTTTAATTCTAACATGGCTATATCAATCGAATACGATTTAGAGTATTAATGAAAAGCTTATATGATTTTATTGTAGAACCTTTAGGTGATAAATACAATAATGAAATACAAGTTGGTGATAAAAAACTAGTTGTTAATACTAAAATTGAATCATGGACTTTTGTAAATAGACTAGCTAAAGTAATTGAAACACCAATTGCTTTTAAAACAAAAATTAAAAAAGGTGATACTATTGTAATACATCAAAATGTATTTAGAACTTTTTACGACATGCGTGGTAATAAAAAAGTTAGTAGATCATGGTTTAAAGATAATCTTTATTTTGTAGGTTTAGATCAAATATATTTATATAAAAACTCTGAGGGTTGGCACTCATTTGCAAACAGATGCTTTGTGCACCCAATAAAAGATAAGAGTGATTTTACTACAAATAAAGAACAAAAATTAAAAGGTATATTAAAATACGGTAATACGAATTTAAAAAACCTTAATATAAACGAAGGAGATTTAGTTGGTTTTAAACCAAACAGAGAGTGGCAGTTTTTAGTAGAAGGTAAGCGTTTATATTGTATGGAATCAAATGATATTGTAATTAAATATGAGCACCAAGGAAACGAAGAAGAATATAATCCAAGCTGGGCAAGTAGCAGTTAAAGAGTTAATCAAAGTTGCTAAAGAACCTATTATAGATTATGGTCCTGATATTTCCGCAGACAGACTTAAAAATGCTGCAGCTACAAAAAAACTAGCTATATTCGATGCTTTTGAAATACTTAATCGTATTGAAGAAGAAAAAAATATGTTAGAAGATAAACCTAAAGTTGAAGAAAAGAAAAAATCAAACTTTAAAGGTTTTGCAGAAGGGAGGTCTAAATAATGTACGAGCAAACTCTATATACAATACTAGAAAATTATATTACGCCTAGTACTCTTAAAAAATATAATAAACATAAAAAATGGGAGTATGGTTATAATGATCAGCACGATATGGTTGTTATTAGTAAAGACGGTACAATAGGTGAAATATATGAAATACAAAATCTTAAAATAGCTTTACCAAAAGCAAAGAATATTCATAAGTTTAAAGATGATAAATGGAGTCAGTTTGAATATCCTAAAGTTTTAAGTAAGATAAAAACAGTATTTGATTTTAAACAATATCCAGAGGATTTTAAAGAAAGATGGTATGATTACATTGATAACGAGTTCACCCGTAGGGAGGAAGGTTTTTGGTTTTATAACAAAAGCGTTCCTACTTATCTTACTGGCACTCATTACATGTACTTGCAGTGGTCTAAGATTGACGTCGGGGCACCAGACTTTAGAGAGTCAAATAGATTATTCTTTATTTTCTGGGAAGCTTGTAAGGCAGATCCACGATCCTATGGGATGTGTTACCTTAAGAACAGGCGTTCCGGGTTTTCTTTCATGGCCTCAGGAGAGGTGGTTAACTTGGCAACCATATCAAGTGACAGTAGGTATGGTATATTATCCAAGTCCGGTCCTGATGCAAAGAAGATGTTCACAGATAAGGTGGTACCCATATCAGTTAATTATCCCTTCTTTTTCAAGCCGACCCAGGACGGAATGGACCGTCCAAAGACCGAGCTTGCCTACCGTGTCCCCGCAACCAAGTACACCCGTCGTAAGCTCACCGCCTCCGCCGATGAAACCTTACAAGACGAATTACAAGGACTTGACACCACCATCGATTGGAAGAACACAGGTGATAACTCCTATGACGGTGAGAAACTCAAACTCCTCGTTCACGACGAGTCCGGTAAATGGGAAAAGCCGAATAACATCCTCAACAACTGGAGGGTCACGAAGACCACGTTAAGGTTAGGTAGTAGAATTATTGGAAAGTGTATGATGGGTTCGACATCAAACGCTTTAGATAAAGGAGGTAAAGAATTTAAAAAATTATACGATGACTCAGACGTCACAAAAAGAAACAGCAATGGACAGACTCGCTCAGGATTATATAGTTTGTTCATACCTATGGAATGGAATTACGAAGGATACATTGATTCTTATGGACTACCTGTATTCGATACACCGAAAAAAGAAGTTAAAGATCCTCACGGAATAACAATAAAGCAAGGTGTTGTAGAGTATTGGGAAAATGAAGTAGAAGGATTAAAAGAAGATCAAGATGCTTTAAATGAATTTTATAGACAGTTTCCACGTACAACTAAGCATGCTTTTAGAGATGAGTCTAAACAATCTTTATTTAATCTAACTAAAATATACGAGCAAATAGATTTTAATGAAGATTTAAAAAACAGTATAAGCATAACGCAAGGTAATTTTCAGTGGGAAGATGGAAAGAAAGATACTAAAGTTATTTTTATACCAAATAAACAAGGAAGATTTTATATTACTTGGATACCAGATATAAATATACAAAATAGAAGATATATTAAAAATGGTGTAAATTATCCAAGTAATGAACATATGGGAGCTTTTGGTTGTGATCCATATGATATATCAGGTACAGTAGATAAAAGAGGTTCTAATGGTTCATTACATGGACTTACTAAATTTAGCATGGAAAATGCACCGCCAAATCACTTTTTTCTAGAATATATAGCAAGACCACAAACAGCTGAAATATTTTTTGAAGATGTGTTAATGGCTTGCGTATTTTATGGTATGCCAATACTTGCTGAAAATAATAAACCAAGATTATTGTATTATTTTAAGCGTAGAGGTTATAGAGGTTTTGCAATGAATAGACCCGATAAGGCAAGAAATAAATTATCTGTAACAGAAAGAGAAATAGGTGGTATACCTAATTCTAGTGAAGATATTAAACAAGCTCATGCTGCAGCAATAGAAACATATGTAGAAACTTTTGTAGGTTTAAAAGAAACCGGATATGGAGATATGTATTTTCAAAGAACATTAGAAGACTGGGCAAAATTTAATATAAACAACAGAACAACTCATGATGCTTCGATCAGTTCAGGTTTAGCTCTTATGGCTTGTAATAAACACAGATACACGCCTGTAACAAAAAGAGAATTAAAGCCTGTTGATTTAGGTATTAAAAAATATAATAATAAAGGATCGACATCAAAAATTATAAGTTAAATGAATATATACACTAACACTAATAGTCCTTTTCCAAGTCAAGTAGTAAGTGACGCAGAAAAAGCTAGTATTGAGTATGGAACACAGGTTGCTCAAGCTATAGAGCAAGAGTGGTTTTCACAAGGAAGGACTAGTGGTAATAGATACTTAACTAATTGGAATAATTTCCACATGCTAAGATCTTATGCTAGAGGTGAACAATCAATACAAAAATACAAAGATGAGTTAGCTATTAATGGTGATTTATCTTATTTAAACTTAGACTGGAAACCAGTTCCAATATTGTCTAAATTTGTAGATATAGTGGTAAATGGTATATCGTCAAAAACTTATGATATAAAAGCTTATGCTCAAGACCCTGAGTCAATAAAGAAAAGAACTAACTACGCTTCTAAAATATATGAAGACATGTTGTCTAAAGAATATTTAGATAACTTAAAAAATACTTTAGGTATTGATTTATATCAAACGCCTAATACAGATATAATACCAGAAACTACAGAAGAGCTAGAGCTTCACATGCAGCTATCATATAAACAAAGCGTTGAAATAGCAGAAGAAGAAGCTATATCTAGTGTACTTGCTCAAAATAAATATGATTTAACTAGACGTAGATTAAATATGGATTTAGCTGTTTGTGGTATCGCTGCAGCTAAGACTAGTTTTAACACAGCTGAAGGTATTACTGTTGATTATGTTGATCCAGCGTATATGGTATATTCTTATACAGAAGATCCAAATTTTGAAGACATATACTATGTAGGTGAATTAAAAGCAATTACAATACCAGAGCTTAAAAAAGAGTTTCCTAATATATCTGAAGAAGAATTAAAAAGAATACAAGCAATGCCAGGTAATAAATCTTATATTACTGGCTGGGGTGATTATGATTCTAATACAGTTCAAGTTTTATATTTTGATTATAAAACATATCATAACCAAGTATTTAAAATAAAACAAACAGATCAAGGATTAATGAAAGCTATTGAAAAGCCAGATACATTTAATCCACCAGAAAACGAAATGTTTGAAAAAGTTTCAAGATCTATTGAAGTATTATATAGTGGTGCTAAAGTTTTAGGAACTGATACAATGCTTAAATGGGAGCTTGCTGAAAATATGTCAAGACCTTATGCTGATACTACTAAGGTTAAAATGAATTATGCTATATGTGCACCTAGAATTTATAAAGGTAGAATAGAATCATTAGTTAGTAAATGTACTGGTTTTGCTGATATGGTTCAAATTACACATTTAAAACTACAACAAGTTATATCTCGTATGGTACCAGATGGTGTTTATTTAGATATGGACGGACTTGCTGAAGTTGATTTAGGTAACGGTACTAATTATAATCCAGCAGAAGCATTAAACATGTATTTCCAAACTGGTAGCATTGTTGGTAGAAGCTTAACGCAAGAAGGCGATATGAATCCAGGTAAAGTTCCAATACAAGAACTTAATTCTGGTACAGGTGCAGGTAAGATACAAAGTCTTATACAAACTTATCAATACTATTTACAGATGATAAGAGACGTGACTGGACTAAATGAAGCTAGAGATGGTAGTTTACCAGACCGTAACACGCTTGTAGGATTACAGAAACTAGCCGCTAATGCATCAAATGTAGCAACTAGACATATTGTACAGTCTAGTTTATTTTTAACGCTTAAATTAGCAGAAAATATTAGCTTAAAAGTAGCTGATGCTTTAGAGTTTCCATTAACTAGAGCATCGTTACAGAACTCTATATCAACATATAACATTAAAACATTAGATGAGGTTGTTAATCTTAATTTACATGACTTTGGTATTTTCTTAGAATTAGAACCAGATGAAGAAGAAAAACAACAATTAGAAGCTAATATACAAATAGCTTTACAAGCTAAAAATATTGATGTTGAAGACGCTATTGATTTAAGACAAATTAAAAATCTTAAATTAGCTAATCAAATGTTAAAAGTAAAACGTAAAGAAA